CTTCATTTATCTATCACCCAAACCGCCGGAAGTGAACATGGGACCAAACGAGCAAGCCGCTAAAGGCGTTGTAACGGCCCTACGTGCCCTCGGGAGGCTCGAGCCGATAGACGAAGCCAGGGTGATAGCTTTCATCCAGCTTGCCTGTTCTGTGGACGACGAGCCAAGCTCGCCGGGCCTGTGGAAAAATTATCGTGAAGCCGAAGTGTGTCTAAGGGAGATGGATGGAGCCGACAACGCTCTCGACAATCTGCTCTCCTCGCTACGCGACACAACGCCGGCCTGACCGTAAGACGTTCGGGGCGCGTATCGCACGCGTTGCGGACATCATGGGCAAGCCGCTTATGCCGTGGCAGCAACTTGTCGCCGAGGTCGGCGGCGAAATGCTCGAGGATGGCCGCCCCGCTTACCGCGAGGTGTGGATCACAGTTCCGCGGCAGTCCGGGAAAACGACGTTGGTGCTCGCGTGGGAAACTGACCGGGTGCTAAATTGGCCGTCGGCGGAACCGCAGCGGGTAATCTATTCGGCGCAGAACGGCGGCGAAGCCGCCAAGAAATTGATCACCGAGCAGGGTCCGCTGTTGCGCCGTTCGCCGTTCGCTGCTGCTGTCGATCAGGTGTATAAGGGCGCCGGCAATGAGGCGATAACGTGGAAGAACGGCGCACGCATCGATATTCTCCGCGATTCGGAATCTGCGGGGCACGGTAAGACGATCGACCTTGCGGTAGCTGACGAAGCGTTTGCCGATATTGATGACAGGCGCGAGCAAGCATTTTTGCCTGCTATGGCTACCCGCAAATTTGCGCAGATCCTAGGCTTGTCGACCGCCGGCACCGACGCATCACTGTACCTAAAACGCAAAGTTGAGCTAGGGCGCGCCGCTGTTGAGGCGGGCGCCGACCGCGGCATAGCCTACTTTGAGTGGGCCGCGAACCCCGGGTGCGACGCCGACGATCCGAGGGTGTGGCAATCGTGTATGCCCGCATTGGGGCACACGATCGACGAGGACATCGTCGCGCACGCTAGGGCTACGATGTCCGACGGAAACTTTAGGCGGGCGTGGTTGAACCAGTGGACCGCCGTCGAGGAACAAGCAATCCCGATCGACGCGTGGCTAGCGGTCGTCGGCGCCGACGTTACACTTAACGACCGGCTTACGTTCGCCGTTGATTGCAACCCGGAACGTACGTGGTCGTCGATTGTGGCGGTTGATTCGACGGGCGCGATTGAGGTTGTCGAGAACCAGCCGGGCGTCGGGTGGGTCGTGGAACGGGTAGCGCAGCTAGCCGGCCGTTGGTCTGCCAGTGTCGCTGTCGACGGTTCGGGGCCTGCCGGGTCGCTTGTCCCTGATCTTGAGCGGGCCGGCGTGAAGGTTGTGACTTTGGCCGGCGCCGAAATAGCGAAAGCGTGCGGCCTGTTCTTTGATCGTGTAGTGTCAGGGCAGGTGCGAATTGTTAGACATAATGCGCTGACTGCCGCGGTGGGTGGCGCGCAAAAGAAGATGGTGGGGGATGCGTGGCGGTGGGATAGACGCGCCAAAGATATTGACGTTTCCCCGCTTGTGGCAGCGTCGATAGCGTTATGGTTAAGCGCCTCTCGGCAACACGTAACCGCTGGCTTTGTTTCCCTAGAAAACTATTTTGACGAGGACGCCTAACGATGGCTGACGCATTGTTTATTATTGTGCGTGCCTTGCGAACAGTTTTTGTGTTCGAGGTTTTGGCTGTCGGTTTGCTTATTGCCGGGGCGTGTGTGTTGTCAGGCGTAGGCGCAGGGCTTATCGTGGCCGGTGTATGCGCTGCACTAAAGTCGTACGAACTCGGCGGCCGTTAAATGGGGCTGTTCCGTTCCGTTGTCGAACGTCGATCAGTTCCGATGGTCGCGCAATGGGGGACGTGGCCCGGCGATCAAGTCCAGGGGACATGGTCGGGGGCTAACGTCACGTCGGCATCGTCGATGCAACTCCTCACCGTGTATGGTTGCGTCCGGCTGATCGCCGACTCTATCGCGACCCTTCCGCTTGACGCATACATCGAAGAAAACGGTGTTTCGTTGAAACAGCCGGACGAGCCAGCGTGGCTCGAGCAGCCCATGATGGGATTGGATCGCGTCGCGTGGCTGACGCAGATCCTTGTTTCGTTGCTCCTCGACGGTAACGCATACATAGCGATCATCTATGACACAGCCGGCCGGGTTGTGTCACTTGAGCCGCTTGACCCGCTAACCGTTTCCGTGCAACGCGAACAAAGCACGCTTGTTTACTATGTGAACGGCGAACCGTCACGCATCCAGATCCTTCATGTACGTGGGCTGATGCGACCCGGTGCGCTTGTCGGCATGTCACCGGTAGAAGCGGCCCGGCAATCCATCGGGGTCGGAATGTCGACCCAAGAATTTGCCGCCAAATTCTTTGACCAGGGCGCGACAATGTCAGGCGTCATCGAAGTGCCCGGCGAGTTGACGCCGACAATGGCCCGAGACATGGCTAAACAGTGGTCGCGTTTTCACGGCGGGTCTAAGAAAGCGCATTTGCCTGGCGTGTTGCAAGGCGGCGCGACATGGAAAACTACCGGCGTCACAAACGACCAGGCACAATTTTTGGAGACCCGCAAGTTTACGGCCGCCGAGATCGCCGGCCAAATGTTTCTACTCGACCCGACCGACCTCGGCATCGGCGTCGACGGTGCATCTATCACCTATGCGAACCTTGAGCAACGCAACGCCCGCCGGGTGCAAGTAACGTTTCTGCCGTGGCTGATCCGTATCGAGCACGCCTTGTCGTCGATTCTCACCGAGGGCGAATACATTAAATTCAATGTTGAAGGGTTGCTACGCGGCGACACTAAGACCCGATATGAGACCTATAAGATAGGTCGCGATATCGGCGTTTTGGAATTGTCGGAAATCCGGGCGTGGGAAGAACTGCCGCCTTTGCCTGACGTGCCAGCTGCGCCACCTAAACTCGTCGACCAGATCGACGCCGTCGGCCAACTAATCCGGGCAGGGTTCGACCCGCAATCTGCACTACAATTCTTGGGGCTTCCATCTATCAAACATACCGGACTAGTTCCGATCACTGTTACCGAACAGAAACCGTAGGTGCGCATGGACATTTCGCAGCGGGCACAACTGGCACGCGAGTCTCGGGCGTTCACCGTCGAAGATATCGAAATCAGAGCAGAGGGCGACACGATCACTTTTGACGGTGTCGCGTCGCTTGTCGACACCCCATATCAGGTACACGACATGTTTGGCGACTTTACCGAAACGATGTCGCGTGGCGCTTTCAGTAAGACGTTGAAAGAAAAAGCAGACGTCCGTTTTCTTGTCAACCATGAAGGCGTGCCGCTTGCGCGTACGAAGTCTAAGACTTTAAGTTTGACAGCGGACCCGCATTTGCGGGCCTATGCCCCGTCGCTTGACCCGATGAACCCTACGGTTCAGGAAATCCGGTCTGCGATGTCACGCGGCGACCTCGACCAGATGTCTATCGGTTTTCAGGTGACGCGCCAAGAATGGAATGGTGATTACACACAGCGAACGATTAAAGAGGTTAAGCTGTTCGATGTGTCAGTTGTAACCTTTCCCGCTTCTCCGACTACTAGTGCGTCGGTGCGTTCGCTTGACGAATTCATTTCGTCTATCGGTTCCGATGTCGACCCGGACGAGATCCGGCGGGCGATCAACCATCTGGAATCTTTGCTCCCCCAAGAGGAAACGCGTGCAGTGGACCCCGAGGCGTTCGCCCGTGTCCTCAAGATGTGGGACTTGCGCCTAAACGCTTGACCCGCTATGCGACGCCGGAACGGCCACGCCGGGCGACCACCTGGCCGGAACCACCTCGCGACGAAAACAACTCACCCTGCCGCTAACTGCGGCGCCGTCGTGAAAAGGAATCTATCATGGACCTTCGGGCCGAAGTAATCAAAATCAACGAGGACCGCCTCCGTGCGTGGGAGGAAGGCAAACGCCTCCTCGAGGACACCCGCGGCGAATTCAACGCAGAGCAGCAAGCGCAGTGGGATCGCATTAACGACCACATCAACGCGCTCGACGCCCGCAGCCTCGTGCTCACCGCGTCGGAGCGACGCGACGCCGAAGCCGCAGCGATTCGCGAAGCTAACCTGTCCGTGTTCGGCGAGGTTCGCGTAGCCGCCGCCGAAAAGACCGAGCATCAGATCCTCCGCGACTTCCTGTCGAACCGGTTCGCCGAGCCGTTGTCATTCGACATGGGTCGCGCAGCGCAGGAACGGCGCTACATGCGCGAAGGTATGGAAGCCCGAGAGGCTCGAGCCCTCGCGTGGGATACCGGATCTGTCGGCTCGGCTGTGCCGACGACCACGGCGTCTACCTTGTACGGCTACCTCGAGGCAAGCATCGCCGGTTTCCGGATGCCGACCACGAAGATGAACACGGCCGGCGGCGAGACGATGTATTTCCCGACCGTCGCAGCGCACGCTATCGGCACGCAGGTCTCGGGGCAGGGCACCACCCTGGCCGGCACCGACCCGACGTTCAGCCGGACGCAGCTCGACGCCTACAAGTACGGGCAGCTCGTCCGTGTCGCCAATGAGGTTATCGCCGATTCCGGTATCGACATTATCGGCTTCGTGGCACGCGACGTCGCACGCGCCCTCGGGCGTGTCATCGACACCGACCTGGTGACAGGCAGCGGCACCGGTAAGCCGAAGGGTATGATCCCGGCCTACACGACCGCAGGGTCTATCACGACCGGCGGTTCGCTTATCACCCCGACCGTCGAAAAGCTGATCGACCTTGTCTACTCGGTGAACGATGAATATCGTTCGTCGGGGTCGGCCGGTTGGCTTATGCGTGACTCGTCTGCCGGTGTGATCCGTAAGCTCCGCGACGGCGCCGGCGGCACCGTAGGGGCGCTCCTGTGGGACCCGTCGCTCACTAACGGTATCCAGGGCGGGCAGCCTGACCGGCTGCTCGGCTACCCCGTCTACACCGACCCGAACGTTGCGTCGATGGCCTCGAATGCCCGCATCATGGCATTCGGCGATTGGTCGTCCTACTACGTGCGCACCGTCGGAAACCTCACGTTTGAGCGTGACGACTCCCGCTACTTCGATACCGACGAGGTCGGTTTCCGTGGCAAGTGGCGAGTCGACGGCGACACGGTCGATAACACCGCCGTAAACATTATTAATCAGAACGTCTAGCGTTTAGACTAAAGATGTCCGGGCAGGACAGGGCGGCGGGGTTTCGGCCCCGCTGCACCCTGCCCGGACAGTTAACCCGTACCCTGCCCGGAGATTAACCATGCCCGCATATTCGGTGTCGCGTGCCCACCTACACGAAGAAATATCGAAGATCGAAGACCGAGGCGAAATAGTTGTTTCGGTTGTACCGGACGGCGCAGCGCTAATCGTTGTCACCGCCGCACGACGCGCCGGGATCGAAACCCGATGAAAATTATTTTGCACGGAAACGGTCCGAACACCTCCACCGGTTACGGTGTCCAAGCCAAAAACTTGCTACCTGAGTTGAAAGCCGCCGGGCACAACGTCGCCGTGTCATGCAACTATGGGCAACAAGGCTCGCCCGGTTCGTGGCGCGGTATCACCATGTACCCGTCGGGATACGAAGCCGACGACCTACTGAACATGCACGCCTTCCACCATTTCGGCGGCGACACCCGAGGCGGATGGATCGTCACGCTGCTCGACGTATGGGCGCTGAATAATCCGCTTGAGGAATTCAACGTAGCGTCATGGGTGCCAGTCGACCACGACCCCGTCCCGCGTGGCGTAATCGGATTCTTTAAACGCACCGGAGCTGTACCAATCGCCATGTCACGGTTCGGTGAGCGGCTCCTATATGACGCCGGCCTCGACCCCGTATATATCCCGCTAAGTGTCGACACGACCGTTTTTAGGCCCACGCCTACCGTTACCGTGGACGGCGAAACACGCACCGCTAGAGACCTCCTGAAACTGCCAGCAGACGCATTTGTCGTCGGTATGGTAGCAATGAACAAAGGATGGTCTAAAGACCGCAAGGGATTCAACGAGGCTCTGCGTGCGTTCTCAGAATTCAGGATGCGGCACCCCGAAGCGATCCTATATTTGCACACCGAAATGCACGGCAAAGCCGAAGGCGTGCCACTCCCCGACCTTGTCGCCAAGGCAAACATTCCGGCGGACGCTGTGCGGTTCGTCGACCAGTACGCCTACCGGCTCGGCGTACCCGACGAAATGATGGCGGCAACCTATACCGCTTTTGATGTGCTGCTCGCACCGTCGCACGGCGAAGGCTTCTGTGTTCCGTTGATCGAAGCGCAAGCATGTGGAACGCCTGTCATCGCCACAAACTTTTCGTCGCAACGCGAGCTAGCGTCACCGGAGTACGGCGCCGCCGGATGGCTCGTCGAAGGGCAACGCGAATACGATCCGGCGCAACGCGCCGACTACGTCACCCCATACATTTTCGATGTGCTCGACAAGCTCGAGCAAGCCTATGCGTCGGACCTGCCGGGCATGGCAGCGCAAGCGCAAGCGTTCGCCGCTCAATACGATTCGGTCACAGTGTTCAACCAATTTTGGCGGCCGTTCCTAGTAACACTTGAACCCGTCGCGCCGGCAGCCAAACCGCCAATGGTTGACGTAGCGGTCATCGTGCCGGCGCTCCGCCCCGAAAACGAAGAACGGCTTTATCGTTCGTTCGCCGAAACAAACGACGGCACCGCCGCCCTTTACGTGGTCGAGCACGGAACCCCGACCCGCACATACGCCGAGAACGTAAACGTCGGATACGGTCAGACGTCCGAATCGTTTGTTTGTATCGTGGGCGACGACTGCGAATTTCTGCCAGGGTGGATCGAAGCGGCACGCGAACTGTCCGACCGTTACGACGTCATCGGAACAAACGATTCCGAACCCGGCCGGACCCGTAACCCCGAAGTAGCGAAAGGGATACACGCCGACCATTTCCTAGTTCGGCGCGGCTACGTCGAGGAACTCGGCTCGAGCCTCGAAGGCCCCGGAGTGTTGGCCCCCGAATGCTATCGGCATTGGTGGACCGACAAAGAAATTGTCGGTTTGGCTCGGGCGCGCGGTGTGTTCGCACCGTGTCTAGAATCTAGGATCGTGCATCATCACCCCGGATACGACGGGCGCGAAGACCTTCGGCAAGCCGATCCGGTATATATGGCACCTATCGCAGCGGGCGAACAGGACCAGCGAACTTTTATGGCGCGCCTCCCGCTAATTGAAATGCAAAGAGTTGGCAGGGCGCGATGATTTGGGACACGTTCTCAATGAACGACGAACTAGACATGCTCGAGTTGCGGCTCACAGAGCTAGAAGACATTCCCAATCTGCGGCATGTGATCGTCGAGGCTGACGTGACACACCAGGACCGGCCGAAGCCGTCGCACCTACGCGACAACTGGGCGAGGTTCGGGCGTTGGCATAGCCGCATCGAGCATGTATGGGCGACCGACCTGCCGACCCTCGCCGATAACCCCGATGCGTGGGCGCGTGAACATGCGCAACGCGAACGGACCCGAGACGGCATGGCCGGCGCATCATCAACCGACGTAGTGCTACACGGAGACCTAGACGAGATCCCCCGTGCAGTAGTTGCCCGGAACGTCAGACCACGCGACCGCTATATAGCGTTAGAGATGCGCGGCCACTTTTGGGCCGTGGATTGGCTGTACCCCGAGCCGTGGTGCGGAACGGTCGCAGCGCTCGCCGGTAACGTCGGATCGTTTTCAGCGATGCGCGACCAAAGGAACACGGCGATGCGGTTGCATAACGCAGGCTGGCACCTGTCGTGGCTCGGCGGGAAAGACCGGGCGCTACAAAAAGTTGGGTCTTTCTGCCACCCCGAAGTAGCCGACCGCATACACGACGGACTAGACGAAGACGCGTTTCTGCGGGCCGGCGTACACGTCGACGGAAAACAGATGATTCCCGTCGACGTCAACAGCACATGGCCGAAATGGATTGTCAACGGCAACGCCTCCGAGTCGTGGTATCGTCCGCGATGAAAGAATACGCAGAGCTATGCCGTACCCCTTCCGATATTGTCGACCACCTCCCCCGTTTTGTCGCAATGGTCCTAGACACAAACGCGCAGCACGTCATCGAACTCGGGACACGAACCGGGGTTTCTACCGTGGCGTGGCTCCACGGCCTCGAGCAGACCGGCGGGCACCTGACATCGGTCGATATCGACCCGGCGCCGGCAATCGGCGCACACGCACAATGGACGTTTATCCAAGGCGACGACTGCGCCCCCGCTGTCTTCGGGACGCTACGCCCCGCAGACATCGTTTTTATCGACACGTCGCACCTGTACGACCACACCCTAAAAGAATTGCATCTATACCGGTGGCTAGTTAAACCCGGCGGCTTCCTAGTGCTACATGACACAATGCTCGAGCATCCCATCGGCGCGCCGATGAAACCTCGGTTCCCTGTACGCACCGCAATCGAAGAATTTTGTGAAACACAGAAAGTCGAATGGTTCGAGCATCGGGACTCGTGGGGCCTCGGAGTAATCCGGCTGTGACCTTCACCGAAGAATGGTTCGGCGCCGAATCACAGGCCGCTGTCGCACGTCTAGCGAATGGCACCCGCAGCGTTCGCGGTGTATGCGTCGAAGTCGGTTGTTGGGAAGGGCGGTCAACGGCAGCTATCGCTAACGCAGTATGGCCCGAAGTGCTATACGCAGTCGACACTTGGCAAGGTTCACCCGGCGAAATTTCTGCCGACCTCGCATCACGACGCGACGTGTTCGCTACCTTCACCGCAAACATGAGCGAATTAACGGACGGCAACGTTACCCCGTGCCGTATGGGTTGGCGGGAATGGTTCGGGCAAAACACCGAACCGATCAAGTTTTTGCATATAGACGCCGAACATTCTTATACCGAAGTGTGCGATAACATTGCGGCGGCTTTGCCGTTTATGTCGCCCTGGTCGATAATTTGCGGCGACGACGCACACCAC